TTACGTGCATGGGTTGGCGAAAACTGGGTAGATATTGCCAACAAAAAATCTGACGGATCATATCCTAAATGTGGTAGATCTGGTGGAGAGAAAAGAAAAAACTATCCTAAATGTGTGCCTGCTGCAAAAGCTTCAAGCATGTCCAAATCACAAAAAGCAACTGCTGTAGCTAGGAAAAAGAAAGCAGAGGCAGGAGGAAGAGCAGATAAAAAACCAAACATGGCTAAAACTTTAGCATCAGGAGGACTTGCCGTACGAGGTTACGGCTTGGCAAGAAGATAATGGCAAAAACAGCAGCATGGCAACGTAAAGAAGGCAAAGATCCTAAAGGTGGTTTAAATAGAAAAGGCGTAGAGTCATATAGAAAAGCTAATCCTGGATCTAAGTTACAAACAGCAGTTACAACAAAACCATCTAAATTAAAAAAAGGATCAAAAGCAGCTAATAGACGCAAATCATTTTGTGCTAGGATGTCAGGTATGAAGAAAAAATTAACAAGTAAAAAAACAGCAAACGATCCTAATTCAAGAATTAATAAATCATTAAGAAAATGGAACTGCTAATGAAACCAGCTAGAGTTACTGAATTAACTAAAAAAGTGTTACAGGAAGCTAATAAAATAGCTGAAGAGCATTCTCAATCAGAAGAGGACACTATTTTTATTGCAAATGCGTTTTTAAATGCATCAAAAATACTATATACTCAAGCACTAGGTGAAGAGATAGCAACTAGTCTTTTACTAGAAGTTATGAGACAAAGTTTCGGTGATGCCGAGCGTACTTTACACTAAGGAGACAAATATGAAAAAAATAGACGCTAAAAAACAGCCAGGTCTTGCAGCTTTAAAAAAAGAAAGACCTGATGTTACAAAAAAAATGGGCTTCCTAAAAAAAGGTGGTATGCCTAAGAATAAAAAAATGATGGGTGGTGGAATGATGGGTTATTCTGCTGGAGGTAGTATTGAGGTTGTTAAAATGCCTCAAGAAGTAGCCACACCTAAACTAGGACAAACTCTTGAGATTCCTGTCAAGGGACATAAAAACTATAAAGGCACCGTAAAAATTTCGTAAGGAGGATAACATGAAACTATTAAAAGATGTTATTGGATGGCTAAAGGAATGGAATGATTGGAACATGAAGGATTGGATTAAAGCTGGTATTTTATGTGTAATCGTTTTGGCAGTTTTAGGCGCAATCTAAAATGTGGCAACTATTAGCTAAACCTTTGCTCGGAGTCGTAACTGACTCCGTCAAAGGATTCGTTCAGACGAAAAAACTAAAGAGTGAAGTTAAAATTGCTCAAATAGAAGCAGAGAAAAAAAGAAACTTAGACATAGCCGCAGGTAAAATTCAGTGGGAGCAAAGCGCTGTCGATCAGATGAAGGGCAGCTGGAAAGACGAGTTTGTTTTACTAGCCCTGATGGTGCCTGCAATTTGTGCCTTCTTACCTTTCATGCAACCACATATTGCACGTGGGTTTCAGATTTTAGAAACTCTACCAGAGTATTATACACACCTACTTTATTTAGCTTGTTCTGTTTCTCTAGGAGTTAGAGCGGCACCAGGCATCAAAGGAATGATTAGTAAAAAGAAATAATGAATGGATCCAATAGAATTAATAGAAGAATTAAACAAGATACTAAAGAATAATAAAAAATTAGTTCACGATGTTGTATTGACAGGTGGAGCTACAGACTATACTAATTACATGTATCTAATGGGTAAATTAAAATCATTAGAAAACGTAGAACAAGAATTTAAAGAGTTCTTGCAAAAAAGGAGAATACAAGTTGAGTAAACCAATACCAGACAAAGTTTTAAACTTTGGTCAAGTTTCAGATGATCAAGTCGAAAAGATTGATCCTAAAAATATTCCAGAAAAATTAACAGAGAGACTGCCTAAACCTACAGGTTGGAGAATAGTAATTTTACCTTACAAAGGCACAGGTAAAACTAAAGGAGGAGTTTATCTGTCAGATCAAACTGTTGAAATGCAATCAGTCAGCACTACATGTGGTTATGTGTTAAGTGTAGGACCTGATGCATATAAAGATTTAAACAAATTCCCGGAAGGTCCGTGGTGTAAAGAGAAAGACTGGGTTATCTTTGGAAGATACGCAGGATCCAGACTCAGTATTGAGGGCGGAGAAATACGTATTTTGAATGATGACGAAATTTTAGCAACAATCAAGAATCCAGAGGATATCTTGCATTTATATTAATAACATGGAGGAGCCATGCCAGAACAACAAATAAATACTGCAAAAGACGAACCTGTTGTTAATGTCCCTACAGAAGGTGACTCAGTAGACGTTAATCTTCAACCAGAAGAAAAACAGGAAACAAAAGATGTATCACAGCCTCAAGTAGTAACCGAAGAAGCTCAAGGTGAAGAGCTAGAGGAATATAGTGATAAAGTAAAAAAGAGAATAGACAAACTTACAGGTAAGCTACGTGAAGCAGAAAGAAGAGAACAAGCATCTTTTCAATATGCTAAACGAGTGGCTGATGAAAACAAGAAACTCAAGGCTAAATCAAATAGTCTTGATGCATCTTATATTCAAGAGTTTGAAGCTCGTACACAAATAGAAACTAAAAAGGCAGAACAAGACTTAGCAAACGCTATACAAGCAGGAGATGCACAAGCACAAGTCGAAGCTCAAAAAGCTATAGCTAGATTATCTATTGACAATGAGCGTCTAATGGCTACAAAAGAAGCTAAGGAAAGTTTAAAAGAGGATAAGGCGGAGGATGTAACTGAAGCTCCTCAACCTGCTCCTAAAAAAGTAGATCCTAAAGCCGAGGCCTGGGCTGAAAAAAACCCTTGGTTCGGAAAAGATGAGGCAATGACCTACGCTAGTTTTGGAATACATAAAAAACTAGTGGAAGAGGAAGGATTCAATCCTAACTCAGATGAGTATTATGCCGAAATCGACAATAGGATGAAAAAAGAGTTTCCCCATAAGTTTGGGGTAAATAGTTCGGAATCTACGAGACCCGTCCAACCCGTAGCTTCTGCTGGTCGTTCTACAACGCAATCAACATCAGGACGCAAAACAGTTAGACTATCTCCGAGCCAAGTCCATATCGCCAAAAGACTTGGGGTACCTCTGGAGGAATACGCTAAATACGTGAAGGAGTAATAGCAATGGAAAATAAAGTAACCAATAAGACCTCACGCTCAGATGCTACTCGTGAAAAAACAAAGAGAGCACAACCTTGGCGCCCACCGTCAAGCTTAGAAGCACCACCAGCGCCTGCTGGTTTCAAACATAGGTGGATAAGAGCTGAAACATTAGGAACAGAAGACAGAAAGAACATGGCTGGAAGACTTCGTGAAGGATTCTCGCTTGTTCGTGCTGACGAATATCCTGATTTTCACGCACCTACAATTGAAAACGGAACGCATGCTGGTGTCATCGGAGTTGGTGGATTATTGCTGGCTCGTATACCAGAAGAAATTGTTGAACAAAGAGCAGAATACTTTGCGGAACAAACAAGAACGCAAGAGGAGTCTGTGGACAACAATCTATTCAAAGAGCAGCATAGAAGTATGCCTATCTCTTCCGAAAGGAATAGTAGGGTTACTTTTGGCAGTGGTAGAGGCAACGACAAAAATTAATATTTTTGTTATGAGTCCTATCACTTTTGTAACAACTAACTGGTTAAGGAGGACTTATAACCATGGCAAATAAAGACGCACCATTCGGTTTTAGACCTGCAAAGATGTTGGGTGGAGCACCTTTTAATAACGGCCAAACAAGTTATGGTATCGCAAGTGGATATAACACAAATATATTTACAGGTGATGCTGTTGAATTGCACACAGACGGAACAATTACTGTCGGAGCTGCAGGAGCAACAAACTTAATTGGCGTGTTTAACGGATGTTTTTACACTGACTCAACAGGTAAACCGACATACTCAAAATACTGGCCCGCTGACACAGTTGCTAGCGATGCAGTAGCATTTGTGATCGATGATCCAAATGTAGTATTTGAGGCACAAGAAGACAGCACCAATATTGGAGCCTCATGGCCCGCCAATAGAGGATCGAATGCTGATCTAGTATCAACACACGCAGGAAGTACAAAGACAGGAAGATCTGGTATGGAACTAGACTCTAGCTCTATTACTGCTGCGACAGCACAATTTAGAATAGTGGATGTTGTTTCTGATGAATACAACAACGAAACTTCTAGCGCTAACGGTAACTATCTCGTTAGAATTAATGAAGGTCTTCACTACGCTAATACTGCTGGTATTTAATAGGAGAGGCTAAAAAATGGCTATATCAAGAAGTCAACTCGTCAAAGAGTTAGAACCTGGTCTTAATGCATTATTTGGTCTTGAATATGCAAGATACGAGCAGGAATGGTCAGAAATTTTTGACACTGAAACTTCAGACAGAGCGTTTGAAGAAGAAGTAGAACTTTCTGGCTTCGGTAGTGCACCAGTAAAAGCTGAAGGAGCAAGCGTACAATTCGACGATGCTACAGAAGCGTTTACTAGTCGTTACACACACGAAACAATTGCTTTAGCATTTGCTATTACTGAGGAAGCAGTAGAGGACAACCTTTACGATAGCTTAAGTTCTAGATACACAAAGGCTTTAGCACGTTCAATGGCTAACGCTAAAGAAATCAAAGGCGCAAATGTTCTTAACAGAGCATTTAACTCTTCCTTTACAGGTGGAGACGGTGTTGAATTATGTTCAACTGCACACTTAACAGTGTCCGGTGGCAACTATGCTAACGAACTAGCAACAGCGGCAGATCTTAACGAAACTTCTTTAGAGCAATCATTAATTGACATTGCTGGTTTCATTGACAATCGTGGTCTAAAAATCGCTGTAAAGGCAGCTAAAATGATCATTCCAGTTAATCTTCAGTTCGTAGCTGAAAGATTAATGAAGAGTCAGTTAAGAACTGCAACTTCAGATAATGATATCAACGCAATCGGTAACATGGGCATGATCCCTGGCGGTTACGTAATCAACCATTATTTGACAGACACAGATGCATTCTTCATCAAAAC